AACGGAAGGTTTCGTTTGTAGAAGCTTGACTAATCTTCTTACGTACCACTCAGCCTTTTGAACCTCGACTATAGGAGCGTTGCCTTCCTTGAACCGGTAGCGAACTAAATATTTAAGAGCATTGCCCACTAGTACAGCTTCATCGCCGGGTAGGTCTCGGACCACGTCCATAATAGTGTCAATCGTTTCCAGCTTTGCGCGTTGGTAATGAGCGGGGGAGATAAGATCAGTCATAATTGCCAGCCTCTCTGCCAGTCTTCGGGCATCTTCAGGACTAGGTTCTCTTTTGCGCGAGTGATACCAACATACAGGACACGATAGGCATCATCCGGATTTTTTGTCATCTCGTCGAGAGCTTTGCCGGAAAGGTCTAGCATGAGATAAACGTTATCTGCCTCACCGCCCTTCGCACCGTGGATGGTGGAGAGTTTTATTTTTGGCTTGGAGTTCAGATCTACGCCCCGTTTAATAAGTGTTGAGGCGTAGGCACGGTCTTCTGGTTTGATCCGGTCCAGCACTTGGTCCCATGTGCCGTCAGCCTCTAATCCAAAGTGTTCGTGCAACAACCCAAGTGTAAATACATCCTGTTCGTGTGCAGCTTTCAACAAGCTCTTGGCACCACGTTGCAAGCGTCCGTCTTCACTGGTGATGTGCGCGTAAAGGTTTTGCGCTTCGGTCAAACTGATCTCCCTGTTCTGACCGGTAGTGAGATGTGTCCAAGCAGAAATGGCGTTACGAACTTTCTTGGAGAGGGAGGGACTGTTGAAGCGTTCAAAGAAATAACCACTGGTTTTAAGATAAGCACCAATTTCATTTAACATATAATTTGCTTGTGCGAGTATAAGCCATTGATCTGTAAAGTCTATTCCGTGGTGGTCGTGAACGAAACGTGTGCTGCCTTGGGCGTCACGGGGCGACCATTCTTTTTTCTGTCGATGTCGTATGCGACTGGAAACCTTGTCCGCAATTTTCCAAACAGAGCGCGGTACACGATGAGATTGCGTTAGAACTTCGCTGGCACCTTGTAAATTTATAAACTTTCGGATATCCGCCCCGCTCCATCCGAAGATCCCTTGATCGTCGTCGCCAGCGACAAACATGCGTTCGCATTTTTCGTTAATTAAATGGGCGATCTTCCATTGCAAAGGCGTCAAGTCTTGCGCTTCGTCCAGAAACACAACTTTCAGCTTTGGAATCAAGTCCTTGTTTTCGGAGAGGCCGACAAGCATGTCGGTGAAATCGCGAAGTCCGTTTTGCTTTTTAAACTTTTCGTACTCTGAGAAGATGTGCTTGAAGTGGTAGGACGTAACGTCAAGAGCCATCTGGTTGTAGGCCCACTGAGGTCCGTGGTCCGTGGTCCGCGCTAAGTCAATCGCTCGCATGATAGGGTGGTTGCTTCGGAAGGTGATAAAGCCTTCGTCCTCGACAGCGATTATACTTTCTGTGAGGTTCACCCCTACGATACTACTGAACTCTTTTAAGTGTGTTTCCTTCAGCACTTCCGCGCCACTGATACCCAGCAATTGGAACGCCAGCGAGTGAAGAGTGCGAAAGAAAATAAAGTCCTTGTCCGGGTCTAGTCCGAAACGTGCGACAGCTCGGTCCCGTGCTTCGTGGGCGGCTTTGCGTGTGAATGCAAAATACCCTATCTGGTGGGGAGGTGTGCCGTCCGCTAACAATTGCTCGACATGATTAAGAAGCGTAGTAGTTTTCCCTGTACCGGGAGGGCCAAAATACCTAAACATTTTTTTTCACCAGTACTGCGTCAAGTTCATAACCCAATTCTGAAAGTAGCCGTTCCACTTTATAGATGGAGAGCTGGCGCGGGTCGTGGATGTTCTCGTAGTCAGCGATTGTTCGCTGGCTCATTCTGGTTCTGCGAGCCAGCTCACGCTGGGTTAACCCCGCCTCGGAGCGCAGATCCCGAAGCAGGACTGACCAGTGGTTTTGTGAACGCGACTTGGGACCGAACGGTACTTCAACCGAAGAGAGATGCGCGAAATAGTGCTTTGCACATAGGAGGGTTTTATTTAACTCAATAACGGCCTTGTTGTCGCAGGAGTTACATTTTTTGTTTTTTAGCATTAGAAGGGGATATCCTCGTCGCCATCAAACTTGGAACTGAACTCATCTTCAATGGGTTCAAAGGCCGGGATGGACCAGCACCGGATGGGTCTCCCGTTAACACTTAGTTGTTCAGACAGCCCGTCGATGTCTCGCAATCGTTGGGCAATCTTGTTGGACCGGTAGTCGGTAAACCGTTGTCGTTTTAAAAAAGCCTCCAGATCTTTGAGGCGAAAGTAGGTTCTTTTGTTGGACTCATTGGTCCAGGGTCGCCGGAGCAGGATCTCTTCTCTGTCCAGCGCCGCTTGCATGTGCGTCGTAAATTCCTCCAGTAGCTCGTAGAACTGTCCGCGTATAGAGGTGTCCTCTGAGGTATGGATGATCGCACCTTCCGTTTCGACCATGGTGGACAACAGCGTATTCATCTGCGCTTCCCAAGCCTGACGGGTCATGGTGCGGGGCATTGTATTGATCTGTTCCATACACAGTATCTGGAACTTTGGTTGCCGCTGGAGAGCCTCGGTATCAAGCTCTACCGGGCTTCCATTGACGTCGAGAAACCAAAGGGGTGGTTCAGAATCATATTTTCTGAGATTAGCAATCCTCGGAGTGTTAGCATCACCACCAACACCGAAGCGACGAGAACGACACAGGTCGCGATTGCAAAAACTACTGATAGGCTGGTCGGAGCACCTGTATTGGTAATCTTTTTTACGGATCTGGTCCGCGACGACATTAACCTCCTTGAGGTCAAGCGGCGGTTGGAGCACAGCCTGATTGTATTCAAGGATTTTTGTTTCCCAGTCATTGGGAAAAGCCTTTCTGAGATAGACGCCCAAGTTAAAAAGCCCATTGTTTCTCGTGCCTTCCGGGAACCCTTGGCGCAGCAGGATCTGAAGACAGGGAGGGCCATTTTTGATGCGCTCATCTACTTCTATAATTTCTTTTTCAAGAAGCTGTTCTAATTCCTTCGGAGTAATGGCAGCAGCTTCTGCCATCTCTACAAATTCTTGTAGGGTTGCCGCCTCCCCATCCAACTTGAAGCCGTAGCGCAGTCCATCCTCATGGTTGAAATAAGGAAGGTTCAAAAAGTTCCCCGTATCACCTCGTTCTAATACCAGCCGGATTTGCTTGGGAAAAATCTCGGTATTAGCGAAGCCTATTTCGCTGGCTACTTCATTCAGTTTATTTTGGAGTGTCTCAGCGGCGACGGCTTCTTTGAGAAATATAAAGACATGTCCGCCACCGGACTTGCTTCGGCAGACTACGAGAGGAAGTTTTTGACGGTGGACAGTTTGAACAATTGCGGAGTGGTCAAGGGGATACTGGTCAATATCAATTGCGCCCCAAAAACACAAATTGGATTCGTTAATGGGGACGATCCCAACGCCCTGCTCCCCGGTAAGGTGCTTCTCAAAGGTAGCCAGTGTGCGCTTGGCGCGGACCACACTGGCTTTTCCTTTGGCCTTTCCGTTGGCTTGCTTGCCGGTAAGATTGAAGGTGCCATAGGCAGTCTCCAACCCCCGAAAAAGCATAGCAAACCGCTTGGTGAGTTCCTTGTCCATGGAGGGCGAAGCCCCCGGTAGCTAGAAAGGAACGTTGTCAGAGTCGGTGGCGTCTTCCTCGCGGCTATGCTGGACCTTAACCTGTCCCGCATTAATAGACTCCGCGAATAGTTTGGCCTCCTGATAGAGGGCAATGTCCTCTATCAGAGAATCCTTGCTTATTTCCCACCCGTGCCAAGAGCCATTCTTGTTTTCTTCCGGAGTACTTTTCAGCAACCAGATATGAGCGAACCGCGCAGGAGTGAATAGGGTTCCCTTGGCATCCTTCATCTTCAAGGATTTCAAGGCGCTGTTCCATTGCTTGGACTTCTTGAACTGAGTGGCCTTCATTGAGATGAGGGCCTGTTGGGTGATGCCATCTTCATCAATGACCAGCACGTAATGTTGGGCCGTCCGTTCAATGTAACGTCCGTTCCCATCCACAACGTAATCTTTATTGTCTTCCCCGCGCTGAGTTTCGGGCATCTCCTCACCAGCCGCATAAATATTGTGGGGTGCTCCGGACCCGGTGCCGCGTGGTTCCCACTCAATGTACTGCAATTGATACGCGCAGTTAACTACCCGTATTCCAGTTTTCCCTGGAACGGATTCCTTAGTCACGCTGTTGAATATATCTCCAGCGCGAACGTCCAGATCGTCCAGCTCCGGGGACATCTTCTGCAATACCTTTTGAAAAGGAATTGCAAGGTCCTCAGTTTTTAGATCGACAACACCTATTCCGGCGTCTGCCCTGAACATATCCGCGTTCACGATTGCCGGGAGCTTTGCTTTGCCGTTGCTCTTGGTCTTCGCAATGGAGGCTTTCCGCGTTACCTTCGCTTTTCTCTTTGTAGCCATGATTATTTCCCTCTCTTGATAATTGCTCGTTGTCCAATGAATCCGCCAAATAAATCTAGCGGGATGGCGTTACCCGCTTCTACCTGTTCTCGAAACCATGCCTTCAAAGTCATGGGTTCGATCTTTTCCAATTGCTGGGGAGTAAACCCTTGATCTCCGCACATTACCATGAAGGCTTGTGCATCCTGGTCCTCGCCTTTGCCAAACGTAACAGTGATGTTGTTTTTGATGATGTCGCCATCGCCATGTTCACGCAGGTAGTCATAGGCTTCATCCCTACGGTCCTTTGGAATACTAGCCCCATAAATAGGTTTGACAGAAATCTCACTGCCATCCTTCAGAGTAAAGTTTTGAAGATTAAGGTCTTCCAAAGCTTCCGGAAGCTGCTCGTCCGTCACCTTGTAGAGAGCTTTTTTTAAGTGCCTTGCCTCTTCTTCCTTGCGATCCAGGTCTTCCTGAAGTCGTGCGGCTTTGTTGGCAAGCCTAGAAACTTTGTCCAGTTTGTTGTCGTCCAGTTTGTCGAGCTGATCCAATTTGGCGCTTGAATCCTGCGACATCTGGTCTAAAATGTCTGTCACGCTTTTTTCCTTTCATTGTTCATTGTTCGATGCTCGGCGGTTGACTTAACCGTCGATAGTGTTATATAAAACATTGCAGGACAATGCAAGATAAAAAATACAAGTTTTTTACAGAGCCATATGCCCATCAACGCGAAGCCTTCGAGGCCAGCGTGGAAGCTAAAGTATTTGCGCTGCTGCTGGACATGGGAACAGGCAAGACAAAAGTCACTCTCGACACAACAGGCTTCCTCTTTAAGAAAAATTTAATTGAATTGGTTTTGGTAGTTGCGCCTAAAGGCGTCATTGCCAACTGGGTACCGGAGATTGAAGCGCATTTGCCTCCTGAGATTGAGCGGGAAGTGGTGCTCTGGAATCCTAGTCTCAGCAAGCAGCGTAAAGACGAACTCAACGAGCTGCATACAAAAAGCAAGAAGCTAAAATTCCTGCTGATGAACGTAGAAGCGTTCAGTACCGAAAAAGGCACAGGTGTTGCAGAATTGTTCGTAAAGCGGTTTAAAACTTTCATGGTGGTGGACGAGAGCACTACCATCAAAAACAGGAAGGCCAAACGAACAAAGGCTTTATGTGCCGTGGGCCGTGGTGCGGTGTACAGGCGCATCCTTACAGGTTCACCGGTTACCCGTTCCCCTCTCGATTTGTTTTCACAAATGGCTTTTTTAGATCCGGGTATTATGGGCTTCTCTTCTTACTATGCATTTCAAGGGCGCTACAGCATTGTGCAGCGCCGGACCATGGGAGCGCACAGTTTCAATCAGGTGGTGGGCTTCCGGCGGCTGGACGAGCTGACGGAGAAACTTGCTGCACATTCGTACAGGGTGAAGAAAGAAGATTGTCTGGATCTCCCTGACAAGGTCTACACCAAAAGAGAAGTGGCTCTTACGACTGAACAGCAACGGGCGTACCAGCAAATGAAAAAGCTGGCGCTGGCTCGACTGGATAGTGGGGAGTTGTCTACGACGAAAAATGTACTCACGCAGATTATGCGCTTACAGCAGATTTGTTGCGGCAACCTGACGGACGATGAAGGCGAGATACACGCGCTGCCGTCCAACCGCATCAAGGAGCTGTTGAATTTGTGTGAGGAGGTTCAAGGTAAGGCTATCATATGGGCGACATGGACCATGGACATTCGTTCGATAGCTGATGCCTTGCGAGACTGCTATGGCGTACAGGCAGTCTCAAAGCTCCACGGGGAGACCCCTGATTCTGAGCGCCAGCAGATTGTGGAAGATTTCCAGAATCGGCAATCAGAATTACGTTTCCTCGTGGGGCACCCTAAAACAGGTGGCTATGGTCTAACACTGACGGCAGCTAGTACGGTTATCTATTACTCGAACAGCTATGATCTGGAGCTACGAGTGCAGAGCGAGGACCGTGCCCACCGCATCGGCCAGACGAACAAGGTCACCTATGTGGATC